TATCCAAATTGACCGTTGGCCCCTCTGGATGTCCTAGTTCTCCAAAAGCTCGTTTATGTTGAACTAGTTCCTTATTATATCGAGTAACTTCTTTTGTTAAAATAGTAAGAGGATACATTCTACCATTCCGATTCTTAGTTTCGGCTTGCATGAAAACCCCTTTGATTTTCAAATCTTTACCATTCTTACCTTCAGTAAGAACTTCAAAATCATCAAACATTTCTGTGATTAGTTTCATCTATTATCCTCCTGAATATTGTTTATGCACAATAATAACAGCATAGGAATCGCCTGATACTGTAATACCAAGATCAGCTGTATTTGTTCCTGACAGAACTGCTCCAGATTGACCTAAATTCCAATGTCCTGTTCCTGTAAAAGCATGAACAGCAGTACCACCTCTATCTATTGTAATTGAGGTTGCGGTTTGCCAATAAATATCAACAATATCTGCTGATACTACAGTAGCTTCATTAGTTGCTTTAAGTTCTGCTAGTGTTATTGCTCCATCAGTAGTGTCTATGTGTAAAACACTTCTACCCTGTGAATTTATAATTGAATTTGCCATAGTTTATCCTAAATTGAAAGCATTTCTTTATCAAAATAATTCATAATATCTTTAACTTTTACACCATGTTTTTTTGCAACTTTTTCTACATTCTTTTCAAATGTACTTAAAAAATCGCCTGGATTTTTTTCCATTGTGTCAAAGACATCATCTACAGCCTTTTTCATTTTAGGTGTAAGTTTTTTGTAAGTAGATGATTTCTTGTGCTCATCTTTCTCTACAACCCATGTATTAAATTCTTTAAACTTCTTCATCGGCAGAATCTTCTACTGAGGTATTAGATTGTCCTTTTATCAAAGAATTTGCCACTTCTACTCGTTTTAAATCCAATGCACTTCCTATTTTTTGTGCCATTGAATTTTTAAAATGTGATTCAGCATCTATTTTGTTATCATCAACTAATGCTGAAATCATATCTGGTAATTCACTCATAATTTATCTCGTTATATGTTATCTTTGTGGGCCTGTAAGTGGGCCATCTGGATCCATTGGATTTCCTAATGGAGCATGATCAGGCTCATCTGGTTCTCCATGTATTTGTTTTTCCATATTAGCAATTTCATCCTGTGTCATACGAAAAACGTGTTTTTGAACATATTCCTTAGAAAACCAATCGCCTATATAGGGTTCCATACTATTTAGTATATCTAATCGGTCACGAAGCACATCCATATCTCGCATTTCCGCATAATGACCATCCTTCATATAACTATATGAAAGATTTTCTTTAATTCCTTGCCAATCTTCTTCTGCAATAACTCCCTTGAGTATTAATTGCGTTTTAAGAAGATCATTAAATAAAGTGTTAAATTTGTTCCGTAATTTCTGAACAAACTTAGTAAACTTTACTTCATCTCTTGTAATCTCTGCACCTCGACCTAAACTAAATCCTGAATCAGATTCTAATCGACTAACAGGAATATTCAAAGATCGATATAACTTTTTCTGGAAATAAACAATATCATCTATTTCACCTAAGTTTTGTCCGCCGGGCAGAGTTGTAATTTCGGTTCCTCTACCACCCTCTCTACGTGGCAACCAGAAATCCTCTAACATACTCATCTGCTGGCGGTCATCCTTTATCTCACCAGTTGAGGCATTGTACACCAACTTGTTTCGATAGCGATTCATCACATCTTTAAGATATGCCTCCGCTTTTACTTTCGGTAAATTACCAACATCAATATAGAAAATTCTTCGTTCTGGTGCTCGTGCAATACGATAAATTACTACCGCATCCTCAATCATCCTAAGTTGATTGACAGGTTTGATAGCTTTATGTAAATACGATAACACTAATGCTTTCGTAGGATCAAACAATCCAGAAGCACACATTGCAATCGCATCTGCTGTAATTTTAATAGCAGTTCCAACTGACCCTGAAGAGCCAGTATTTGCACTAGTTACCCCTTGTTCATTATATAAGTAATAATCTTCTAATACATTAAGTGTAGGGGATTTTTTCTTTGTTTCTGCTTTTTCGATTTTACGAATTCGTTTAATCTTTAAAGCATCAATGTATCTTAATTCTTGTATTCCTTTTTGTGGATCTTCTTCATCTATAATTTTATGAAAATAAATCCTACCATCTATATACCATCTCCTAAAAACATCGTGGGCTTTATTAGTAAAATCTAATAACTTTAATACTTGTGAAAATTCATCCCTAATCCTCTTTTTAATTTTTGAAGAATAAGGTAAATTATCAGTATTAATAGATACAGCCTGTCTATATTCATCAATATTTATAGACTCATTAATAATATCTTCAATTGCTAAATCACATTCTGGATGTTCTGAGGTAGACCTATACCTACGAATAAGATCAGATTCGGACTTAGTTTGTCCTTCTATATCGAGAAATTCGCTGTAGAATCCAGCTGTGGTGGTAGCTCCAGATTCAGGATCGGGGAGAACAAACGATGCCTGTTCCCCCTTATCCTTTGCTCTGGTAATTTGAAATCCAAATAGTTGTGCCATAATACTCCGTAATCAATATCAATACAAATATTTATACGAAATATTAAGTTGTGGTATTGGTTTCAAAAAATTGATATTGATGTACTACTTCAAAAGATTCAACTTCTCCAGCTTCTGCCGAAGTTAGTTCAATAGCTGCGATAGTTAGTGGCCACATACCTCTAAAGGTATAGGACTTAATTACCTGACCAGCACGATCTAAATGATCAACAAATGCATCTACCATATAATCAGCAGGATTTTCCAATCCACTATTATCTGACATCGCATTGATTTCATTCGACCATCTTTCAAAAGCATTACGAATTGCGAAATCAGTATCATTCAAAATAGTAGTTGACCATGTTTCAATAGTACGATCCCCTGCGATATACAGGTTACGACCACGAAATGGAACTGGTATTGCAGCCAATGTCATGCCAGGCAAGCTTGTTGCAGTACATAAGAAAGACATTGTTCGTGTCTCTCCACCTACAGCAGCAAAGCCTGGAAAGGGCATTGTTACTTGAAACTGATTCGCTCTTGCGCCACCACCTTTTAATGCGGATTTAAAGTCGTTTATGTTTGCCATGATTCCTCCTATGCCCCAACTACTTCACTAAACGCAACACCAGTTTTCGTGGCGATGAAGTTTAGAGAAATAAAGTTAATAGACCGAGCCGGTTTTATGAAAATATCAGCAACAAACTCGTTACGGTCAACAACCGAGCCTGGGTTGTTAGACTCATCGCATACAACTAAGAAGTCAGTCATACCTCTTCGACCTTGTACATCACGCAAGAAAGGTTCAACCATATTTCTAAATCCTGCTCTTGTGAACTCATCATTGAATTCAAACAACTGGAATTTAGAAGCAGTTGAGATAGCCTTCTCTAGTACAATAAACAACCTTCGTACATTAATGCGGTCAAATGCACTTGGTTTTGATTGTGCAGTTTTATCTCCGAACAATATTGTTCCTTGGCCGGGGAAAGCACAAACTGGATTTATTCTTGCACGATACAGGATGTCTCTGTTAGCTTTCTGTGGGTTATAAGCAAGTTTTACAACTCCTCTTATTTGTCCACGATTAAAACCTCCAGGCGAGAACCATGCATCTGCAACCGAATCTGTTCTTGCACAAAGTCCTGCCATATCTCCGTTTAATGGAATCCATCGATAAGTGTCATTGTACTTATCGTATGTGTATTTGTATCCACTATCGAACATAGCATAGGATGTTGATGTTAATGCATCGAAATATCCTTTGACATTTGATGTTTGTGTTACTTCATTAGCTACATTCACAACGTCACTTAATTCTGGTGACACAAATGCGACTGCATCTTGCGGTCAGTACACATATCCATTGCATTTCCTGCTTTGGTTGCATCTGCTTTACCACAAATGAACAGATTTAAATCAACCGTTTCTGTATCCTTGAATCGGTCAATTCCATCTTTTTGTTCCCCAGCAGTTAATGCATAGTCATCTACTCCACCTGTGAGTGAAATTGTAGTAATTACTTCAGTTATTGCAGTATATAATGTAGTACCTTGTTCTAATGCAGTATTACCATAACCAGTACTAACGCCTGGATGATCCATCCAATAGATGTATGAAGATCCAGTATAGATTGCATCTACATAATAATTTGCAGCACCTTGTGCTGACCTTGCATCTGCAACTTTAGACAGCCCTGTCCATTTTTCCAAAATTTCTTTTGGAACACCAGAAATACCACCATCTTCATCTACTACAATGATATGCATTTCATCTTTAGATGCTACTCCTGTACGATCTTGCACATGAGTTGATGTGAGGGGTGGGCCATCAAATTGGTCATAATATTCCCACCGTCTGCGAACA